GGCTTTGCCACCTGTACAGACAGGTTTGGACCACCAGTTCGGTCCAATTGACGACCCGGGTATCGTTCAGATCCCGGTTGCGCGACGCAGACGTGCGTCACGCTGTGAGTTGTTGAGGTCATCGCTGCAGCGCCCGGCTCTTCGCCCAACCGCAAGGAAGGGGCAAGACGGGCTCTGGTTAAACGCCTGAATTCGGATCCCATCCGGCGGGGCGTCCTGCCCCCGGGGGATCCGGGCCCACAGGGACTGAGAGCTCATGCTCAGCCTGCCTGAGGGCCACCGGATCTCGTGGGCGTACGAGAGATTGGAGCCTCTCTACGCGTGATTCCACGACATCCGCAGCCCAGCTTAGGGAGTCGGCCCAGCGCGGGGCCAGGCTCGGACGGAACCGTGCTCGCCGAAGTTCATCAAGCGAGACACGGGCGTCCCCGGGGCCCTTCGTACGAAGGGCTCCGGCCTCGATGCCGTCGGCATCATTAGCTAGGTATATATGGGGGGGAGGGCCCTCAAACCGCTCGACCAGCCGCATCATCAGCCGGTCATTTCGAAGTGCCTCACGTCGTCGCACGTGGAAGGCCTCTCGAGGCGGAAGGGCCCGTAGACTCTCTGGATTGGAAATCAGCTGCTCTAGCTGCCAGAGTGTCAGGAGACGCTGTTGGAGCTCACCGTATGTCACGGTTAGCTTCGACCCGACGAGCGTATCCTTCGGCACGTCATATCGTGTCGGCCCCCCCTGATGGCTAACATCGCCCTCGCCGACCGGCGGGTGCATGGTAGCCATAACGGCCGCTGTGTCCGGCACCTCCTCAAAGTCGTCGTCGACGACGGCGCGCCAGTTCGGCACGGGGAGGCGGTCTCCTTTAGCAAGGCGGAAGGCCAAGATCGACATCAGACGCTCATCTTTCTTCGAGAGCGGCCCTGGAATGTCGAGGCCTCCTGCCCAGGCAGGGAGACGTCGCGCGTGGTGAAGCCACCGCGATCGGACCCACTTGAAGCGCCGCCGCCACATCGTGTTTGCGATATGGGCTGCCGCTGGTGAATACCGAGAGACATGGGCATTCTCAACAGCTTTCTCGATCTCACTCGCAAGAGTGTAACCATTATAATGGTCAGGATCGGTTAGCTTTGAGGGTCCCTTGTCGCTCGATAACAGCGGGCCAGCCACGTGGCGGAGGCTCAAGTGCGGCACATTAAAGTACATACGTACGACGTGCGGTTCTGTCGGCTCAGAGTCTTCATCCTCGTCGCCCCAGAGTTCAATACCCGAGTTCTTCTCGTGATTTAACACGATGAAGAACTTCGAGTTGATCGAACCAATGGCATACGGGATGTCAGAGGTGGGTGAATCTACGCCGTTCTTTGACGGTGAGAATTTCCACCCCACAGACTCGCACCAGCCGCCCCATGCCTCGAAGTAGGCTGGGGGCCGGTCGCCGATGAGGAGATCGTCGCCATTAACGAGCGCTGGGAGGCGCTCCTGGCGCCGCGGAGTCAGGCGTTTGATACGCTCGGCCCACTGGGCCCTGGCTCGGCGCGGATTAACGCGATACTCCTCACGTACGTCGGACGGGGAGAGCCCCGAGTCAGCCAGCCAGGCAACAACCAAGTTTGCCACACAAAGGACTGGAAAAGACTCAAAGCTCCCCATTAGCTGGCCACGGGCTTGCGGGAGGAAGGCAGGAGCGCCTTCCTCTTTTGACGGATTCTTGATCATATGATTCGTCAATGACGCATAGAGCTGTCTCAGCTCTGGGCCCGACAGCGACTGTTCTTGAGCAGTCGCGAGCGCAATTATCCGCGAGACTTGCCCATCAAGGGAGTCGGTAGCGGAGGTAAAATCTCCTGAAAGGAGCGTCCCCGTACCGGGGAACTTACCTAAGCGCTCAGCCAGCATGGCAGAAGTCACGGTCCCATTCGCAGCCGGAAAGTACCGGCGGATGGGGGCAAGGACCTCGCGCAGGACGCGGTCACCATAGACCTGGGTGATCTCATGGTCTGCGCTGATAGTCCTCGTCTTACCGGCGTCGTAGATAGGCGCCAACCGGACTTCTGCCCACTCAGTGTCGAGACTCAGCGCATCATCGAGCAGCGGATACTGGATTGACGTCCAGTCGGACAGGGGAAGAACTCCCCCGTCCTGGTCTGCCCGTAGGAATGCGTCAGCCTCACGGTCGTCAAGGTCGATACCCACCCGTGCTGGTGGGTCATCGCCTCGTGGCTGACGAGGCGTCAGGGCATCGCGACGGAGGTTCCATTCCGCCTCGAGATCATCCCATGACGCCGACGCCAGTGCCTCGACACTGTGCGCGACGGGTAGTGCAGCGAGTCGCTTGATCACAGCGGCTCGTGTGCCTCCCTTAGCGCGCGAAGACTTCAGACTGCCTCGCGTTGAAAGTCGAATCGACGACACCTGGGGCTCAGAAGCCCAGGCGACTGACTTGACGATGTTCCGGATGATCTTCCGGGTTGCGGCATAAAACAGGGTGACGACGAAAGTCTTTGATTCGTCGACATCCTTCCCTGTCCGACGCGCTTCGCGGACCTCCTCGAAGATGGTCCGCGGACGCTCGGTCAGGGCTGCCATCGTCTTGACAGCGGCAGTCTCTAACGGAGCCCGCCCGTCCGGAAGGCCTCGCTTGACCTGCGAGAGACCCATCACAATGGATGGTCTCAGCAGCAAGAGGGAGGCCGTCGGACCGGCGTGACCCCGCTGATGCGCGGCCCGAAGGACATTTGACGCGTTGCCTGTCCAGACAGCGCTCATAGCCTTCTTGGCCCATCCCTGCAAGGGGCCGTAGGGAACTCCCCAGTCACGGCCCATAGTATCTCGGGCCGACCAGGCCGCGAGGAAAGAGGGAGGGTCCGGGCGAGGGTTCACTAACCCACTCGCCTGGAGCACGCGCATCATCTCGGGGAAGGCAGGAGGGAACAGATCGGAACCATCGGGGCACTCTAGCCCCCGTTCGATCAACCCGTATCCGACGGGGTTCTTCTCCTGTATCTTCTTCTCGCGAGCCACCTGGAGCAGGTGTTCGCGGTACCTGTTGTTGCGAGATTTGGGCATCTTGGCACGGATCGGCTTGGTAACCCAAAGCCGAATCTCACCAAGAGGGTCCCGTCCGTCATTTCTCGACGGTCTCGAGTGATCGTAACCAACAACAGGCCCGAGCTTCATATAAAAGGAGGGGTGGTTGGGAACCTTCGACCAGAAGATCGACTGGTATAGTTCACCGATGTACTTGATGAACTTAACGTCCCAACCATGCCCTCTCCCACCTACCTGGTCGCCTTTCCAAGCAAGGAACTGGAGGAAGAGCATTTCGTTCGGAATGCTCTCTCGCAGTCTCCTCAGGTAGGAACCCGACGCCTGACACGGCCTTAGCTGGAACTGCTCTGTTCCGCTGAGCGTGTCATAGGCGCCGAATAAACGTTCAGGCTTACCGGTTTCCCCCGCTGGTGTTTCGCACCAGGCAACAAAACGGGGATACCAATCACCAGCAGCGATGACCTCTCGATCGAGTTTGCGCGTCCTGCGAAGTTCCATGAAGGATTCGATGTCTTTGAGACAGACATCATCCTCACCCTTCCGAGAGGGAATTGGCTCTTCGCGGTACCGCAGACGCTCACGACACATTTCCTCCAGATTCGTCTTCTGGAGTAATGCTTTGGTTCGGCCCTGTGGCCGATGCTTCGGCGCCATATGGCAACCAAAGCGTCAAGGAGTTGGCACCCGGCAAAGTCTTACGACTGACCGGGTACTCAGAAACTGATCACTTATGTTTCTGGCCTC